TATGATGGCGGGGTCGCGTTGACTCTTACAACCCATTACACGGTTGATTTAACGAATGGCCGGTTCACTCTGGTTTCAGCGCCGAGCGGTGTCATTACGGCGGATGTCAAAGGCTCAAAGCCATCGGGTTCTTATAAAGAAACCGCCGGTGATATTATTCGCCACATTGTCACAGATTATGGCGGATTGACCGATCCAGGCGATTTGAACACAACCTTATTTTCGGATTTAAACACCGACAATAGTTCAGCGGTTGGCGTTTATGTTCCGGATACAACCACCATCCTCGGGGTTCTCGATCAAATCGCAAACACGGTCGGGGCATATTATGGATTTGATCGATCGGGCAAGTTCGAGGTCAACCGGATTGAACTCGCAACCGGAACGGCGGCGGCGGAATTTGACTCGACAAACATCATCGAGATCACGCGGCTTGCCTCGGCGGTTCCGAATTATCAAGCTCGAGTGAATTTCAAGAAAAATTATCGGGTGATGAGTGAAACGGATTTCGGTGCCTCGATCACAACGGCGCAACGGGATTTCCTGGTTCGTGAATCCGATGTTGCCATTGCCACCGACACGGCCATCCAAACGCCATATCCAAATTCCGATCCGCTCATCATTCCGGCATTATTTGCGGAGTCATCACCGGCGGCAACAGAAGCGGCAAGGCTTTTGACGATATACAAAACGCAGCGCGACATATATCGGATATTGGTGAAAACCCAACCTTACACCCTCAAGCTGAATGATGTGGTAAAAATCACATTTAGTCGGTATAATTTGACAAGCGGCAAATTGTTTCGGGTGATTTCTATCGTCGAGGATGCGGCGGTGAATGAGGTCGAATTGGAATTGTGGGGATAAAATATGCCAACCAATATGATCATTTCCTCGACTAATTATTCTGACTCCGGAACGGTAACGGTTGATGATGCGGTCGGAACATTGCCGATCACCAACTTGCAAGATCGGCAAATTGTGAAGATTTGGCGCAATACGCAAACCACCGCTCAAATCGATGTTGATTTCGGTCAAGGGCGAATTGTGGATTTCGCGGCATTGATTAAACACACCATTTCGCAAACCGGCAAAATCCGGTGGCGGCTTTCGAATGCCTCTGATTTCTCATCAACGGTTTATGATTCCGGTTTGATTGATGCTTGGCCGATCGTCGAGGAATTTGGCACATTGCCTTGGGGTGTGTTTTCTTGGGGCGGATATTTGAATATCACGGTGGCCGCTCAATATACGATCTCGACGTTTGCGGTTTTATCATCACCGGTTCAAGCGCGATATTTGCGGATTGATATTTCCGATCCGGACAATACTGACGGATATATTCAAGCCGGTCGATTGATTGCGGGGCCAGCATATAAGCCATCGATCAATTATGCCAATGGCGTTGAGTTCGAATTTGTGGATGATTCCAGAATCACCAAATCACGCGGGGGGCAAACCTTTGTTGATGAAATCGAGCGTTTCCGGCGGATTCGGTTTGAGTTGATCAACTTGCCGGAAAATGAAATGTTTCAAAACGTATTCAATGCCATCGATCGATTGCGCGGGGTGGCGCAAGATATTTTGATCATTCCTCAACCGGATGAACCGACAACGTGGATCACACAAAATATTTATGGTAGAATCACGCAAACATCGCCGATCGTGAACTCGGCACTCACTTTTTATGGCCGACAAATCGAGGTCGAGGAACTTATCTAGGGGAAACAAAACATGGCATTTCCGGTCACTCTAAACGGTCGCACCTATACACTCACAGATTTCGAAGGCACCAATTACGTTGATGGCTTGCCCGATGCCTTTGAGGATTTTGTCACTCATGCCGGTGATATTTATAATTCCACCTCGACAACATCGAACTCGATCGGCACAGGATCAAAGACGTTCACGGTTGAATCAAACAAACCATATCAAGCGGGAACGCCATTGCGGATTGCGGATGCGGCGGCACCATCAACCAATTTCCTCGACACGGTGGTCACATCTTATTCGGGAACAACCTTGGTGGTTAATTCCATCGGATATGGCGGTTCTGGAACCAAGACAAGCTGGACGGTGAACATTGGCGGGGCAAAAACGGTTGATGGCACTCTGGGGCTATCTCAGGGCGGCACAGGGGCAACCGATGCGGCGGGTGCAAGAACGAATATCGATGTTTATTCTAAAGCCGATGCGGATTCGCGGTTTTTGAATGTTTCCGGCGAGGCATCGAACGTCACAATGACCGGTGATGTCACCATTGGTGATGCGGCATCAGACACGTTGACGGTTGGCGCAACATCAACATTCAATTCATCGGCGACAATCTCAACCGGATCGAGCGGAGCATCCGCCGCAAGCAATGCGGATGATCTGGTTGTTGAGGCATCAGGTGATGGCGGTCTATCTATTTTGACACCATCCTCAAACACCGGAACGTTGTTTTTCGGTGATCCATCGGCCGGAAACGCAGGGCAGATTAAATATTCCCATTCAAGCGATCAGTTCATTATTGTCACATCTCAAAACACAGCCATTGCGATTGACTCATCGCAGCGCACCTTGCTTGGAAAATCATCCGGAACGGGCGTGGCATCCTCGGCACAAGCAAAATTACAAGTTTCTCAAAACAAAACCATACTAAATGCGGCTTTTGACGCGTATGGAAACAATGCGGGTGGGCCAATTCTTGCGTTTGGTTCTTCACGTTCAAGCACAGTTGGGACACCTGGCACAATCGCTCAAAATAACGACAACATTGGTGCAATACGATTTGCAGCGGACGATGGCACTGATTTACAAACGCAAGCAGCTTTGATTATCGCCGATGTTGATGGAACGCCAGGCGCAAATGATATGCCTGGTCGATTGGAGTTCCACACCACGGCCGATGGTGCGAGTTCCGCAACCGAGCGTATGCGGATCAACAACGCGGGTGATGTAAAAATCGGCTCGGGTGATCCAAGTGAACGCCTACATGTCGATGGTGAGGTTCGAGTTGAGGGTCAGCTTGGCGCAAATCTTTATGTTAGAGATGAGCCGCGTTCTATAAGTCCGAATTATGGCTCATCTACTGGCATAAAAATGAACGTTTCGGATCGAAACGGAAATGGCTCTTGGGCGTCTATTATTGCAAAAGGAAGTGATGCATTCCAACAAGGTTCATCAATTTATTTTACAACTGATTCTACTACGGGCAGTGAACCAGATTTTAGCAATGGGAACATTCCATCAAATGTTAGGATGATAATTGATCGGAATGGAAATGTCGGCATTGGTACATCTACCAATCCAGCTAATACATCTGGTTCGGCTCCAAGAGGACAGTGGTTGGGCGGTGCTAATTCTGCTTTTGTATCAGCTTGTTATCAACAAAGCTGTGCGGATTTCAACAGATTAAACAATGATGGTACAGTTGTAGTTATTAAGCAAAATGGAACTACAGAAGGAACAATATCTGTATCTGGAACAACCGTTTCTTATAACGGCGGTCATTTAGCACGATGGTCGCAGACCGCAGATAACACCCGCATTGATGGTTTGCTCAAAGGCACAGTGATGACCAACTTGGATCAAATGGCGGTTTGGGGCGATGAAGATAATGAACAGCTAAACTGTATGGCCGTATCCTCTGTCGAAGGCGATCCAAATGTTGCGGGTGTATTTGTCAACTGGGACAACGATGATGATATTTACACCAACGACATGAACATCGCCATGACAGGCGACATGATTATTCGAATTGCGCAAGGCACAACCGTGCAGCGCGGCGATCTTCTTATGTCCGCAGGTGATGGAACAGCCAAACCACAAGGCGATGACATTATTCGCAGCAAGACAATCGCAAAGGTAACATCAACGCATGTGACATGTACATATGACGATGGTTCTTATTGCGTACCATGCGTTTTGATGGCGTGTTAATGTCGAAATCATAGGAGAAAGACACAATGGCAATCACACACACTTGGACGGTTGATCCCAACCTACAAACCAGAGATCAAGATGGCGAAACCGATGTTGTTTATTCGGTTGTTTGGCGTTTGACATCCGAGGAAACCGTTGGCGATGAAACATATTCAATCACATCGGCGAACCAAATCTCGATCGATACAAGTGACCTTTCAAATTTCACCGCACTCGCAGATTTGACCGAGGCCGAGGTTGTCGGATGGGCAAAAAGCACGATCGATGCCAATGCCGCCGAGGGCGAGGGCGTTGATTGCGCGGAATGGGAAGCGGGTCACGAACGCAACATTGCAAAGCAGAAAAACCCACCAACACGAACTCAAACCGCGCCTTGGGCGACAAACTAAGAGGAAAGAAAAATGGCGGCAACCATAAACATCGGCGGCAAAGAATACGATGCCGACACAGATTTAAACGATCAACAGCGTTATTTAGCCTCACAGGTTGAAAGAGCGCAGCGCACAGAGCAAGAACTAAAGATGGAACTAGATCGGGCCATTATGTGCAAAAAGGGTTTCAGTGAGGCGCTTATGGCGTCCTTAAATAGTGAGGAAGGCAATGGCGAGATCAGCGGAACAAGCGCACCAGAGGATTGATGAATTGGAACCGCGTGTCACCAAATTGGAAACCACGGTTCACATTCAGTTCAAAGAGGTATTCGCTCGGATCAAGCGGATCGAGGCGATCTTGATTGGTGCCGCCGGAACCATCATTGCAATGCTTGTCGCGGTTCTGACAAAAATGGGTTGATCGTTTTATATCTATCTTTTGTTGCCTTTGGGCATTCTCATCCTGGCGGGTTGTATAAGGCGTGTATTTATTACGCGCCTTATTCTGTTTCAAAGAGGTATTATCATTATCCTCACCGTGTTATAGTTCACCCATCGGCGGCTTGTCCTGGTAGGGTGAGCGTAAAAAAATGATTGCGGAACTTGCGGCATTCAATGCCGCGTTTGGTGTGGTAAAACAGGCTTTATCTAATGGCCGCGACATCGCCGATTGTGCAAAGCAAATCGGGGTGATGATTGGCGCTCAAGAAGAATGCCGCGCCAAAAGCGAAAAGAAATCAAAATCAATATGGTTCGCGCTCGCCGGAAAAGACACCAATGATTTTGAGGAATTTATGGCGCTCGAGAAAATGAAAACTCAGCGAGCCGAATTGTTGCAAACCTTGCAGCTATATGGCCGACCAGGGTTGAAAGATGATTTCGTCAAATTTGAAGCCGATGCGCGGAAGCGGCGGCGAGAGGAAGCCGAGGAAGCGAAAAAGCAAAAAGAGAAATTCTTCACTTGGTTTGCGGTGGCTCTCTTGTCCTCGATCGCCATCGGAATCTTTGTTGTCATGGTTTATTTGATCGGCCTCGAGCGGGGGCGATGGTGATGGCCGATGGATTGACCGGAGTCGGATCGGCACCGTTTAACATCGGAAGCCATATCCATGAGCAAACAAGAGCGCGTGAGGCGATCGAAACTCATTTGGCGGATCAGAGGGCGGAAAAAGAGCATCGGGCCAATCACCGGCGCTTAGAGGCGCTCAGAGAGCAAAGCCTCGAGCTATCCAAATCTTATGACAAATTCGGGGCGGCAACAAAGGCAACCAAGCCGGAAGGCTCAAACGTAAATATTGAGGTGTGAAATGAGCGCGAAACAATTACAACCCGACAGCAAACTCGACGAATATGATTTCGATCACGATGGCATTGTCACCGATGCGGAGATCGAGCGAGCCAAAGAAATCCGAGAATTTGAGGATCAATCCCGAAAACATTTGGCTCAATTACGGATCGCCAGGTGGACATTGATCGGCATGGGAGCCTTTACCGCCGCGATGTTTGCAATGCCGGTGGATCGCATCGAGGCTCTAAGTGATATTTCTAATTTGTTTTATATCTCGGGAGCGGGTATTGTGGGGGCGTTTATGGGCGCAACAGCATGGATGAGTAGGAAATGATTGATAAATTGATCGGGCCAGTCACCGGACTGCTAGACAAATTTGTTGAGGACAAGGATCAAAAGGCGGCACTCGCGCACGAGATTGCCACCATGTCACAACGTCACGCGCAAGACTTGGCCCTCGCTCAGATTTCGGTCAACCAAGCAGAGGCAGCAAGTGGATCAACTTTTAAAGGTGGGTGGCGTCCTTTCATTGGTTGGGTG